GCCCGCAGGATCTCGTAGCGCATCTCTTCGTCGGTCATGTTTGATCAGTCCTCCTAGTGATCAGCTTTTTCGTGCTGGGCGATGGCGTCCCAGATCGCGTTGATTTCCGCGTCGGTGACGGAGAATGGGGCCTTGCGCATCTTCCTGTAGATCCGGGTGCGCAGTTTTTCGGTAGGCTCGTCGCCACCAGCCAGCCAGCCGATGAACTGCATGGTGTGTTCCGACATCGTCAGGTCGTGCATCTCGCCCCACCGGGTCAGGTGCAGCATGACTGGCGGCGTGTTGTATCGCTTGCGCTTTTGCTTGCCGATGATCTGCCCGACGCGCGCCCCGGTGATCCCGATCGCAGCGCCGATCTCGGCGTAGATCATGCCACTGTTGTGCATCCTGACCATTTCCTGCCGGCGCTCCCATTGAGCCTGATGCGTGGCAACGACGTTTGGCAGGCCCATGTCCTCCCAGTATTGGATCTGTCGATCAGTGACACCCAGCATTACCATTGCCTTTCGCGGTTCCCGCGAGTTAAGCATTGGTTACGGGTGACTGGCAAGGGAGTGATTTGCATGGTCGAGCGGCAGTTGGACATCTTCGGCAGCAAGCGCCAGCGCGGCAAGGTGGTGGCCACCGGGCCGAGCGAGTTTCAGATCCACTGCACGGTGGCCGACTACCTGCGCCACGGCCTCGCGCCGGGCTGGATCTGGAACCATCCAGCCAATGGCGAAGAGCGGCCTGCAGAGTTCGTCAAAGGCAAGCGCGTCAGCTATGCCGGCGGCCGGCTCAAGCGCATGGGCCTAAAACCCGGCGTCACAGATCTCGAACTGCACAAGGCACCCGATGCCCGGCTCTATGCGCTCGAACTGAAGCGCAGGGGCGAGAAGCCGAGCGAGGCTCAATATGCGTGGATGCTGGGCGTCGAGGCGATCGGCGGCGTCACCGCGTGGGCCGACAGTGTGGATAAGGCTGTGGATATCCTGCGCGGATGGGGGGCCATCAGGACAGGTTTCGACATCCAGAAAAATGAGCGTACCTTGGGCTAGCGGGAGACGCTAAGCCGGATAATATACGGCCCGGGTCGCGTTGACGCGCGCCCGGGCCATTCGAACCACCAGCGCCCCGCCTAGCAAGCATGGAACACCGGGAACCAAGGCCCCGCGTAAGGACAAGAGGAACCTCAATGTCTTTTCAAACTACCGAAACATCCCGTAAAATCAAGCGGTCGACGGGGCTTTGATGGCAAAGGCACCCTTCCCTCGCGTCAAGAAGCCTTCATCCACCGAGACATGGCCAGAGCCGCAGCAGCCCGAATGGGATGACGAGTACAAGCCCGACCCTAAGGTCGAGGCGATGGCGAAGAGCCTTGATCGCAAGATGAGCGACTTGGCATATGCGCGTGAGTTAGAGCGGAAGACCTACGAAGACTTCCACGCCAAGAAGGCCAAAGCCGAAACGAAAGAGAAGGCCAAGGCCAAGGGTGAGCCGCCACCGCATCCCGGTGGTGACGGACCAACTGAGCCGCCCAAGAAGCGCAGGCTGACCAAGCAGGAAGCCACAGAACTGAACGTCTGGAAGGCGCTGCGCGAAACGCCAGAGCTTTACGAGGGCGGGCTGTTCAAGCTCGATACGTTCTCAGGGCGCATGCTGCTGATGCATCCGATCCCGGTGCCGGGCGTCACCCCGCCGACCCACTGGAAGCCGAGCGACGTCACCGACATCCAGATCTCGCGGCTGATGGTCTGGCTGCAGGCCAACGGCTTCGTCAAGGTATCGGTGTCGCGCACCGGCCACGCGGTCGACATGGAGGCCGAGCGCAATGCATTCTCGTCGGCCAAGAAATGGCTGCTCAGCCTGCCAGAATGGGACAAGGAGAAGCGGCTCGACCATTTCTGGATCGACGTGTGCGGTGCCAAGATGGGCGAAGAGGGTGCCACCGAGGCCGAGGTCGAGCGCCGCTGGAAATACCTGTCGGCCACCGCGCGCTGCTTCTTCATCTCGATCGTCGCCCGTATCATGCGGCCGGGCTGCAAGGCTGACTTCTCGCCAGTGCTGGAGGGTCCGCAGGGCACGTTGAAGTCTACCCTGCTGCGCATTATCGCCGTCAACGACGACTGGTTCTCGGACTGCATGCCGCGCGATCTCGGCAACAAGGATGCGCGGTCGCACCTCGCCGGCAAGCTGATCGTGGAGCTTGCTGAAATGCACCAGATGAAGGCCACTCAGGTCGACACGCTCAAGGGCTTCCTGACCGTGCAGGAAGATAAGTTCAGGCCTAGCTATGGCCGCCTCGATGTCACGCTCAAAAGGCAATGCGTGTTCGTCGGCACCACCAACAGGTCTGACTATTTTGGCGATGAGACCGGCAACCGCCGCTTCTGGCCGATCGCATGCGGCAAGATTGATCTCGACATGGCGCGCGAGTTGATGCCGCAACTCTACGCCGAGGCGCTCGCCGCCTTCCTCGCGGATGAGCCGTGGTGGTTACCGCCCGACATCGAAGACATCGCCGGGCTGGAGCAGGATGAGCGCATCACCAGCGACCCGTGGGATGAGACGATCGCCAATTTGGTCGACAAAGCTCGCGAGGTTGCGGGGATGCACGGCGAGCAGATTTTTTGGATGTCATCGAGTGTCGTACTTGGGATATGCGAGGCGGATTTAGGACAGCGTGATGCGGGCAAGTTGCATCGTGTTGCACTAACACTGCGTAAATTAGGAGGCAAAAACATGAGGTTACCTCGTGATGGGAATATCCAAAAACGCGGTTTTCGCTTCATAACTAGCCTGAAATAAGCCAAATATGCGTCTCAACCAGTCTCACCCGTCTCAGGTAGTCTCAGGTCAAGCCATTGATTTTGTTAATGTTGAGACAAGTGAGACAGGTGAGACACACATATTACCTGCACATATAGGCGCGCGCAGGAAAGGGGTTTTAGAAAGTGCCCTGTCTCGCGTCTCAACCAGTCTCACCCGTCTCAGCAGGAGGAACCGAAATGCCCTACAATTGGACCGAATGGAACGTCTTCGCCAAGATCCATCTTCATCCCGACAAGCTCGCAGCCGACGAGAAAGAGGCTATGTTCAATCACGCTTGGGCTAACCCAAACCGCAACGTAGACGAGTATCACGAGGCGCTGTGGAAATGGCGCGAGCGCCAGATGGGCCTGTCGTTGTGACCTACCATCAATGGCTCGCCGATAAGGTCGAGGAGGCGCTCGATCGCAAGGAGGAGGAGTCGTTTATCCGCTCCGGTGGCCGCTATCGTATCCGTCCACCGCGATGTAATCAGCCACGCCCGAAACCACCGCCAGAACTATTCCCTTTCGAACAGCCGCTGGAGCGCTATCACCTGTCTCGGCAGGAGCAGGAGGCCTATGATCTGCGCATGGGCATAACGCCGGAAAAGTCAAAAGCAGAAAAGGTGCCCAAAAAACCCGACCTTTTTTCCTGACGGACGAAAAGGACGAAAAGGACGAAAATGGACGAAAACTCACCGGATAGTTTTCGTCCTCGGAACAGACGGCCACCCCTGAATGTTATCAATGCAGCCCATCCCGGGGCACCCTTGAAAGGGAGATACCAGCATGACCGGAGAGAAAAACGTCACACCGCCCTCAAATGCCACAACCTACCAAAACGTCAGTTCCGATAATCCCGGCAGGGCGCAATCGACAGCCAAGCCAACCGACCCCGGCCAAACACCCGGCGGACAGCCAGACCAAGACGGCCTATCCAAAACCTCAAGAGGCCCCGGTCCACGGTCTCCAGAAATCGACAGCGGCGGTCCCGTCAATACCGAGGAAAACCAGCGCAAGGTCGATGAAGCCGCCCGCAACAAGGAGCGCGGCAGACCGTAATTCCAATACCTGACGGCCTCCAAAGCCAGTCGGTATCCCCGCCTCGGTTACCTCGGCCGTCCCGTGTGTGGCCGGGGCGGTGCGATTGTGATATTTCTCCCGGCATGCCGATCCTCAAGAACCACAAGCACGAAGCGTTCTGCCAAGCGATCGTCGCCGGCAAGACGCAGGAACAGGCTTACGCCGAGGCTGGTTATAAGCCCTCGCGTCACCATGCTGCGCGGCTGGCCACAAATGGCAACATCCGCGAAAGGATCGAAAAACTGAGCCATCATGCGGTGGTTGAGTTTGAGATCACGATCGAGGAAATCGCCAAAATGCTGCGCGAGGATCGCAAGTTCGCGATCAAGTGCAAGGTGCCTTCTGCTGCTGTCGCGGCCTCGATGGGGCTGGCTAAGCTCGGTGGCCATCTGGTCGATCGCGGCCAGATCAACGTGTCTCACAGCTATTCCACGATGACCGAGGAGGAGATCCGGTTCGAGCTTGCGGCGATCGCGGCCGAGGCGAGGGCGCTGAAGCCCGGTGTGCAGAATTGACCATCACCGAGAAGTTGCGACAGGCCTATCACAACGACCTCACCGATGTGCCACTGCTGCTCGACGCCGCCGACGAGATCGACCGGCTGACGAGGGAGCGCGACGAGTGGCGTGAGCATCACGACCGGGCAGACCATCGCGCGTTCGCGTATGCGCAGGAGATTGAGCGGCTGCGGGAGGCGCTGACGATTGCCAATGAAGACGCGCGGAAACTCGCCGTCAGGTTGGAAGGGGAGAGCAACCTCGTTGCGGAACTCAGCCGCCGCCTCGCACGGGATTGACAGTATCGCTTACGGGGGTAAGCTCGCAGCCATGAAGATGAAGCTCGCCGAGGACGACAGCGTCTGCGTCACGATCACGCCGGCCATCCAAGAGGCGGCTGTGAAGCTGCTCGCGACGATCGTGATCGAGGTCCGCGCCCTTCTGCCGCTGGCGACGTTCGATGACCTGACGCGCGTGTCGGTCAACGTCGCGCTGGCCTACTTCCAGCAGCAGGCCACTGAAGAGCGGGTGATCAAGTTCCCCTTCCCAGCCCCAGAGCCGCCAGATGAGTGAGGAGGTTGATCTTCAGCCGCCCGGGCTGACGCGCCTACCGCTCACCACGCAGCAGCACTTCGCAGCATTGGCCTCGACGCTGTTATCAAGGATGAAGCAAAGGCAGTTCTATGACCTGTTCCCCGATGACGACCGGCGTGACGTGGATGGTTCAATCCTTATTTACCGGCGTGACCTCTACCCAAAGCATATTGAGTTTTTCCACGCTGGTGACAAGTACAGAGAGCGATGCTTTCTCGCAGCCAACCGTGTTGGCAAGACGACTTGCGGATCATATGAGCTTACGTGTCATCTCACTGGGCTGTATCCTTCATGGTGGACCGGCAAGATCTTCCACACCCCTGTAAGGGCGTGGGCATGCGGCCGGCGCAACGAAACGACGCGCGACATCGTGCAGGCCTCGCTGCTCGGCCCGGTGGCCTACGACGGTGTGCGCAAGGTGCTGGCAGGCACAGGCATGGTGCCCGCCAACACGATCGGCAGGGTGACGTGGAAGCGCGGCGTCGAGGATCTGATCGACACCTGCAAGGTCCGACATGTCACGGGAGGTTGGTCGACGCTAGGCATGAAGTCCTATGAGCAGGGTCGCGGCTCCTTCGAAGGCACCAGCCAGCACTGCATCTGGCTCGATGAGGAGTGTCCGGTCGACGTCTATGGCGAGTGCCTGATCCGCCTGATGACGACGCAAGGTGTGCTGATGATTACATTTACGCCTTTAGAAGGAATGACCGAGACGGTGCAGCAGTTCCAGTTGGTCGGCGATCGCGCTGTACTAGGGAGGATGTAATGGACCCAGAGTTACGCCAGCACTTCGACCGGCTTTCGCTGCGCAACATCAAGCGGGTGTACACGGATCGCAATGCGGAGATCTTCGCGGTCTACCGGGCACAGGGTAACCGCTACACCGGGCTGGCGGAACGGTATGGCGTGAGCTACGCGCGCATTCGGCAGATCGTGGCGAGGCAGGTCAAGCTAGGGAGGATGTGATGACCGAGTGGCGTATCGAAATCACCGACGTGCCTGAGTTTAACGAGAAGTTCCCGTCCGATCCGGTGGACTGGGATGCTTACTTCGTGAGTGAGGAGGGCAACGTGATCGCCATCACCATCCCGGGCACCACCGAGGATGGCGGCGACACTGTCCGGCCGGTGCCGCGCGAGGTTGTCGAGCGCTGGCTGCAGGCGATGGGTGACGCGCTGATCGCGGCGGACCTGTGATGACCCGGGTCACGACCTACGTCGGCATGTGCGTCGGTGGCCCCAAGAATGGCCAGCGGATTGAGACGTACCAGCCGACCTACCAACTGGCGCGGATGCGGAACGTTAGCACCAAGCAGGATGATCTCGGGTGGCAGGAGTACGATCGCGGCCACTACGAGTTCGACCACGGCCACTGGTGGTGGAAGGGATGGGCGCTGAAACGATGAAGGACAAGCCACTCAACCCGGTCGCTGTCATTCCCGGCGGTAAGGTGATCACGCCAGCGGACGCCATCGACGCGATCCTCGCCTATGATGCCGGCTGTCCCGAGTGCGGCAGGGCGCTGGTGCTTTGCAGGGGCATTGGCGGCCCATACTTCCGCCACCGCACGGGGGAGAAGCATGCCTCCTAAATACTCAACACGTTAACGACCGACGGTGGCCGGGACAGGAAGGAAACCAATGACCAAAGGTGAATACAGGGTAGGCATCGACTTCAACCCGAGCGGCAACAATCACGTCGACGCGATCAAGCATATGGCGGCTGAATTTATCGACTTCATCGACCAACTGCCGAAGATGGATGACAGCGGCGAGGTGCCGCGCCTCAAGGCGCTGGCTATGACGGCGATCGAGGAAGGGGCAATGTGGGGAACAAAAGCTGCGACCAAGAAACCGCAGACATGAGCGAGGACGGCACCTTCACCGCCGGCTTCATCACCACCGCCGACATGCCGGTCCTGACGGTGCATGCCGATAATTCCAAGCTGGTGCTGACGATTACCCATGACGGCAGGCTCGAACCGGGGCCGGGCCTGTCGATGGATGAGGCCACGCGGCAGGGCGCGGAGATGCTGATCAGGCATTTTGAGGAGGCGATCGCTGCGAACAAGCGGGCGGTCACTGACCTGATGGCGGCGGCCGAGGCGCTGGCCGATAGCGTCCTGTTCGATGACGTCGGAGAGATGATCGGCGGCAAACTGGTGGGCGGCAATGGCGGTCTGCTCAGCCACGACACGATCACCAAGGCCGACGCTGTTCGCCGGGCGCTCGACGTGCTACGAAAATGAGATCGGGGATGCCGGCTTATACCCAGCCGCAGCCTAGCGCCCCGATGCTGCCGGGGAACCGGCAAGGAGGGGTGACGGTGCGCAGCACTCAGGCTCCGTTCAGAACGGTCTGGAAAAGTGCAGACAACTACATTCCCGAAGCACTGGGAAGTCGCGGGCTAGGCTTCGAACGCGCCGTCCATCCTGCTCCGAAAACATCCGAGGCGAGGGGAGAGGGAGGAGCAACCCCGTGACAGAGGTCTATGACTTCCCCCTCGCCGAGGTGCTGCGGTGAAAATGATGAGGCCTGAAGCTTTTGGGACTTGGTTGGTCGCCGTGGTGGTGCTGGTGCTGATCCTGCTGTGGGTGGGTGTGTTGTGAGCTACTCTGGCGGTCGCCCGCGCAAGCCGCCCAAGCCGGTGGATGAGTGGGTGGACGACTGGCACGACCGGCGCGGCACCGGAATGAAGCCGTCGATGTTCCCAAGGCGGGATACGGCGATCGTCAAGGCATATAAGCGGGGTGAGGTGGCACGGGTGATTGGGGAGCGATACGGCCTGACGACAGGGGCTATTTACCACATCGTGGAGGCGGATCGGCGGCGGCGCGAGGCAAAAGAGGCCATGACATGAGCATCGCCGAGAAACTGCGGCAGGCGTACCACAACGACCTGACGGACGTGCCACTGCTGCTCGACGCCGCCGACGAGATCGACCGGCTGGAGCGTGAACGCGACGAGCATTCTCGCCCGGTAGCATGGACTGGCTCTGGCTCTCTCGCTGCTGTTGCGAACAAGCGGGAAGGCCATATGTGGCCCGAGAAAGCCGACGCCCATCCGATCCCGCTCTACCTCGCTCCCGCCACCCCATCCCCCGAGCCGATAGGGCTGGTGGAGCGACTGGACAAGGTCGCCATCGACATCAGCAATGACAAGATCAGGCCGCACGCGGCTGAAACTGTTTTGGTCGCCGCATCCGAACTCACCCGGCTGGCGGGGGAGGTCGAGCAGCTGAGAGCGGCGCTGTCGAAGGTGCATGATTGGATCGCCAACTCATACTACGGCCCGGACGAACAGGCTGGAGCGCAGGCGATCGATGATGTCGTGCTAGCCGCTCTAGAGGCCAAGCCATGAAGCTTGCTCCGGAATGTGCCGATGGATGTCAGTTCGCAAAGGACGTGGACATGCCTCAGTATGCATGCGCCGCCGAATGCCAGTACGAAAAACACAGACAAGCGCAGGCAATATGGGATGAGATTAGTCCGCCCAAGCCACGCGCCGCGCTGGAGGCCAAGCCGTGAGCAGTCAGTACGAACATGGGCCAGACTTTCAGACCCCCAATGAAGCCCTCATAGCCACACTCACCGCAGAGGTCGAGCGGCTGAAGGCGGTGACGAACTGCTATGCCGATGAGCAGCAAAAACAGTTGCACGATCTAAAAGCAGCGGAAGCAGAGGTCGAGCGGCTGCGGGAGGCGCTGGAGCAGATCGCGAACACGTATGATGCCAGTTGGGGTGTCGGCAACATCGCCCGCGCTGCTCTGGAGGCAAAGCCATGAGCGAAGACGATTTCCAACGCTACCTGTTCGAATATCGCTTCGGCGACGCGGAGTGGGGAATTGAGATCGTGGCCCGCTCGCCGCAGGAAGCGAAAGAGCGCATCAAGGCGCTGGCGTGGGCCAAGTATCAGGGCGAGGTTAAGGCCAAGGTCTACATCCCGACCGGCGGCTTCATCTGGCGATGGCTGCGCCGCGCCCGCGCCGCTCTGGAGGCAAAGCCATGACCGCGATGACACCGGCACAGATAGCTCTGCGCGCTTACGCGGAGGCATCGAAAGGCGTTCGCTGCCCAATCTGTCAAGGCATCGAAGGATGCGACCACACTGTTCGGGAACGGCTGCTTGCCGATCTCGGCAGGGAAAAGGAGGCTCTCAGTGGATAGTGAAGCGATGCAGGCTAGCGGTATGCCTCATGTTCCCCGGCGCGGCCTAGGACTTAGCCCGGATCTTCTGGCTGCCTACGGCCTGCATCGCCCTGTTTCATTAGCAAAGGAGGGTCTCAGTGGCCAGTAGTCATTCATGACCGTTGGCTTCCTCATCGTCTATGGCCTCTGGCTGGCCGGCGTGACGCCGCTGGGGGTGTGGGTGTTTCTGGCCGGGTTCGCGACCACCCTGTCGATCGGTCTGTTCGTGACGCACGGGCTGTGATGGCGAAGATCCGCAGGGCACGGACGGACGGACCTGAGATGTGGATTGATCCGCGCAAGCCCTACGACTGGGACAAGGACGATGACGACGGCGGATGGAACGCGCCTCTGCCGCACCCGGATTTCTGGCGTGGCGTCGTCTGTGGAGCGCTCGCCGAGGCTGTGGCGTTCCTGCTGATCTTCGTTATCTTCAGGTGGTGGTGAGGTGGAAATGACCAATAACGAGCTACTTAGGCTGGAGTGCTTGAGGCTTGCGATTGCGCGAGCTAATCAGGATCTCGAACTGGTGTTCGCGGACGCGCAGTCTATGTATGACTGGATCACCCAAGCAGGAGAATGTGGCGATGCCGATGACGACGAATGAAGAGACGGGCCTACCGCAGTTCGAGCCGGACATCGAGCCGGAGCAGGATGAGATCGCCGACCTGAAGGAGCGCAACTCGGCACTCACGCAGGCGATCGCGATGCTGGTTTCCGCCATCAAGAGCGGCGAGCAGTGGAGTGAAACGCTGCAGAAAGAGGTCGATCTGGCGCTAGGCGAGGAACCGGTCGCAGAGGAACCTGCGGCATGACCCGGCAGGAGCTTGTCGAGCAGAACCTGCGCATGCTGATCGGCGATCTGAATGTGCAGTTGATCATGGCGAATGCGACCATGATCGAGCTTCGGGAAGAGCTTGAGCGGGCGAACGCACCGAAGAATACCGTGTTCGAGGATGTGCATCGCGTTCGGCCTAATGGGCCAATCGAGGCCTCGATCCCCTAGCCCTTGTGTTCTAGATCGGTTTGCAGGATATTCTCCCGTCCAACGGGCTTGCCGTTCGTTGTGGCTCCATCGATTTGCCCGTCAGCCTCGATGCTGGCGGGCATTGCTTTATCGGAAAGGATATCCCCTTGGCATTGTTCCTGACCGAGTACGCCGCGCTGGCGCGCGACAGCTACGATTACGCGGCTGCGGCCGGCATGGAGCCATCGATCGCCGAGCAGGCGATCACCGTGACCGCCGGCTCGACGCAGTCGGTTGCGTTCAACGAACAGACCTCGATCGTCATGGTCCACGCGCAGGAAGCGACCTGTCTGGCGTGGGGCACCGCTCCGACCGCCACCACAGCCAAGCAGCGGATGGCTGCGGGCGAGACGCGCTTCGTCGGGGTGCCGAGAGGCAAGTCGTTCAAGGTCGCTTGCATCGCGGGAGCATAGGCCATGATGTCGTCAAGGGGTACAGGTTCCGATCCGATCACGGCGCTGATGAACATCATCGGCGACCCGGAGGGGATGACGAAGCGGCTGAAGGAACTGAAGGAGGAGACGGACAAATACAACGCGGCTTTCGAGAAGGCACAGACCCGGGCGGCCGAGGCCGAGGAGCGGGATCTCGTCAGTCGCAAGAACGAAGAGGCGCTCACCAAGCGGAGCGCGGAACTCGATGCGTTGTCCAAGTTGCTCAACGGGCAGCAGGTGTCGATCGAGGCTGGCAAGAAGAAGCTTGAGATCGACAGTGGGGAACTGACGGTTCGGCAGTTCAACGTGACGGTCGAGCAGGATCGCCGGGCGACGGAACTGAATGATCTGGCGGCCAACCTGACGAAACGGGCCAACGAACTGGACAGGATCGAGAAGGACCAGAAGGACCGCATCCGGGTGGTCGAGGCCAAGCTGGAAGGCATCGACAAGCGCGAGGCGGATCTGGTCCGGAGAGAGGCCGCCTTCGTTGAGCGGCAGGCCAAGCTGCGAGAACTTCTCGGATGAACTGGCCCAAGGAACTGCCGATCGCGGTTGGGCAGGTCAGCGTCGGGACCAGCAGCAACGGGCCGATGCCACCGGACTTCTGGGCTGAGCGCATTGTCGACCGGCTGATCTACATCGGCGACGACGCGCCCGAGCCGCTCAAACAGCAGGCGTGGGCCTACCGCGACAAGATGAAGGCGGTGGTGCTGTCCGGGCTGATGAGGGCGATCAAGTCGGATAGGGCATACCGCCCGTTCAAGGAGTGAAAAGATGGCATTCACGGGCAACTACGTCTGCAGTTCGTTCAAGCAGGATCTGCTGGCCGGGCGGCACAATTTCACGATCTCGACGGGCAACGTGTTCAAGATGTCGCTGCACACCAGCGGCGCGACGTTCGACGCCAGCACGACGGCCTATTCGTCATCGAACGAGGTGTCGTCGTCGGGAACGGCGTATACGACGGCCGGCAACGTGATCGCGCAGGCGTCTGGCATCCCCGGGCTGTCGAGCGGCACCGCGTATGTCGACTTCGATGACGAGGTGTGGTCGGCCGCATCGTTCACGGCGCGCGGCGCGATTATCTACAACGACACGCTGACAACGCCTGTGGCGGATGCGAGCGTGGTGATCCTCGATTTCTTGGCGGACAAGACCGCGACGGCCGGCGATTTCACCGTGATCTTCCCGACAGCGCCCGGCTCGGCGATCATCCGCTTAGCCTGATCCCGGCGGGCGGCATCCGATGGCTATCGCATTCCGCTCAGTCAATTCGGTCGCTTACGCCTCTCACTCCAGCACGGTCATTCCGGCACCGTCTGGGATCGCCAACGACGACATCTTGATTGCGGCTATAGCCATCGGCCGCAGCGGTTCGGACCCGGGTCCGTCGACCCCGCCTGCCGGGTTTACGGCAGTGACGACGGCGACTTGGGTGCAGGGCGGCAGCTTCTACGTCAATCTCGGCGTCTATTGGAAGCGGGCAGCATCGGAGAGCGGCTCCTACACGTTCACGCACTCGACCTACAGCACCGAGGGCGTGATGCTCGCCTATTCGGGGTGCCTCACAAGCGGGTCACCGATAGACAGCGGCATCTCGACACAAGACGGGGCGGGCGGCACTTCGACACTCTCCAGCATCACGACGACCGTCGCCAATGCGATGCTCCTTGCTGTCGGGCAGAACTGGGATGCGAACGGCTCCACCCCGCCGTCTGGCATGACCGAACGCTTCGATCACCTCATTACCGTCGATGATGTGATACAGGCGTCGGCTGGCGCATCCGGCACCAAGACAATCAATCCGAATGGCACGACCAGCGGCAACTGGCAGGCGTGGCTGTTCGCGCTCAAGCCAGCAGCGGGCGGTGCCGTTTCGGCCGACGCTGGCAGTCAGACGATCACGGCCTCCGTTGATCAAGTCACGGTCGACACCGGGGGTATAGCGCTCGTCCAATCGGCAGAGGGCACTAGCTCTTTAGCGACCACGACGGCGTCGTTCTCGGGCGCGACGACATCCGGCAACCTCGTCGTTCTGTGTTTCGCTGCGGACGATTATAACGGCTCGCCGGATAGCGGTTGGACGCAAAGCTCCGAAATGGAGCAGCAGACGTTCCACGGCGGCTATCTCTGGTGGCGGATATCGACCGGCGAGACGGATTTCGACTACACCATTGGCTCGGCCAGCGGTTCGTCATGGATTTTGCAGGAATTTTCCGGGGTCGACGCGACCCCCTACGATACATCGCAAGGCAAGTTCCAACAGACTTCTGCCGGTTCGCTGATCTCTGACTCCATCGTGCCGTCAACCGGCAATCGTGTGCTGGTCGCCATGCTTGGCGCGTCGTTCGGCAGTTCCGCGGCCGCCATTACCGGCTCGTTTGACAGTAGCTTCACGCTGATCCGCGACATCGGCAACAATATAGGTGCCACCCGCGATTTCGTCACAACCGCTTATCGTCTTGTTACGGGCAACGGCTCGACGGGCTATACGACAACGGGCACCCACAGCGGTGCCAACTCCGACAGTCGTTCTAGCTTGGTCATATCCTTCAAGGCTGCGGCAGGCGGCGGCGTCAATGCCGATGTCACCACTAATCTGCTCACGACCAGCGTCGGCGCTGCAACCGTCCAAGCCAAGGCCAACGTCTCGCCCACCACCAATGTCGCCACCGTCTCGGTCGATCAGGTCACGGTCGCGGCCAAGGCCAACGTGACCTTCACCTTGGGAGTGATTTCGGCCTTTGTCAGTGGGGTTACGGTCCAAGCCAAGGCCAACGTCAGCCCGACCACGAACCTGCTGACGACCTCGGTCGATCAAGTCACGATCGACACCGGGCCCTCGGCCGGCGTCGATGTCAACGTCACGGGGCAAACGCTGACGGCGAGCGTCGACGCGGTGGTCGCATCGGGCGCAGCCAACGTCACCACCACGACCAACCTGCTGACCACGTCGGTGAATGGGGCCACGGTGCAGGCACGGACAAGCGTTACAGTCGAGGGGCAGGTTGTAACCGCTGCAGTCGATCAGGCGACGGTCACTGGCAGGGCCAACGTCAGCCCGACGACCAACCTGCTGACCACCTCGATTAGCGGGGTCACGGCCACGGCCGGGGCGACGGCGAGCGTCACCACCAACCTGCTCACGGCGAGCGTCGGTCAGGTGACGGTCAACGCGATCGCCAACGTCAATGTCAACGTCACCACCAACCTGCTGTCCGTGTCGGTCGGTCAGGTCGCAGTCGAGGATGATAGCGGCATCGTCATCCCTGTTTATGCGCGGAGAAAGCAGATGTTGTCCAACCCACCGCGAATGATGGGCAACTGAAAGGAGACTACAATGGTTGAGAGCGTGATAAGCCTACTTATCTGGATCTTGGTTATCGGCCTTGTTTTCTATCTCGTCATCTACGTCCTGCGAGATGTTCTCGGCGTTCCGATCCCGCAGAAGGCCATTCAGATCCTGCTGGTGATTGTCGGTTTGATCGTCATCCTGATGCTGTACAGGCTGGTGGTCAGCAGCGGCGGGCTGTCGGTGCCGGGGCTGAACTGAGATGCCGCTCGCGATGGCCTTTGATGGTGTTCTCAACTCTGGAAATCCAGCGGCAGTTCTCTGGCGCGTAAGGACCATTGTTGTCGATGCGATCTATGGTCAGGCCCTCTTGGTAACCATTGGCCATCGCCCAGTCGCGGAACGGCTCAAAGGTCCGCCACTCATCGCAGACCTTGATGCCCCTCGCTCCGTAGTATTTGAACTTGTGATGGTTGGGGTTTGTGCAGCGACCGCGCATGTTGTGGAAAAGACTATACAAACGGGTCTTCGTCTCGTTGTGGGTCCGCCTTGGCGATGGTCCGCGCTTGATGCAGCCGCAGGAAACTTGCCGTCCCTGACAAAGATTGCTGCGATCAGTCGAGACCTCATTTCCGCAACTGCAGCGGCAATGCCAAATCCTGCCTTCGATCCGCTTGATGACAAGCAATCGCCCGAACTGTTGCCCTGTGAGGTCAATGAAACGCATGGGGGAATGTCATGGGAGAGGTGAGTCCTTCTCGATACGTGGTGATGGCGGGTTGGAATGATATACCCCATTTAGATGAGAAGACCAAGCGTGAACTTTTGGAAAGCACTCCGCCGCATCTGAGGGATGCTAGGTCCAAAGGCGAGCCTAGCCTCGGCAGTGGCGCTATTTACCCGATCCCGCTCGGCGATATCGAGGTGAAGCCGTTCGCCATCCCGTTTGGCTGGAAGAAAGCCTATGCATTGGATGTCGGCTGGAACCGGACGGCAGCGCTGTGGGGCGCTCAGAACCCGGTCGACGGGACGATCTATCTCTACAGCGAACACTACAAGGGGCAGCAATTGCCGGTTGTCCACGTCGCTGCGATCAAGGCGCGCGGCGAGTGGATCAGGGGCGCGATCGACCCGGCGTCAGGCGGCTCGAACCAGCGCGATGGCAAGCAGCTAAAGGCCGAATATGTCTCGCTCGGACTGCAACTGATCGACGCCCGCAACGAGCTTGAGGCTGGGCTGGTCGCCGTGTGGCAGGCTTTGGCGCTCGGGCAAATCAAAATCTTCTCGACCCTGCAGAACTTCAAGGGCGAATACCGCAACTACCAGCGCGACGAACACGGCAAGATCCAAGACGGGCAAGCCGACCACTTGATGGATTGCATGCGCTACCTCTGGCTGACGTGGAACAAGGTGGCTGTTCTGCCACCGCTGCGTGTCAATCAGGGTGGTGCAGGTATAAACCCCGCAGACCATAGGGCAGGATACTGACATGGCCGACATGATGGTGATGAACCCACCGCAGCAGGGGCAGCAAATCCCCGAGCGACTGCAGAGCGAAAAGAAGTCGCCGTCGAGGGAGCGGTTTTC